ACCGCCTGCATGGTAACCAAAAGCACAAATCACCCAATCTATCCCATGTATGCCCATTTGCACCCTATCCACTTCGGACGGCTCAGCATTGCCGTCAGGGTGGCTATGGACGATGGCTTGTATTTCGCCGTGATATTCCTGCATTTCAACCATGTCAAGGTGGTCTATCTCAAAATGCTCGGCAGGATTTGGGGCGATGTTGGCACAAGGATAATACTGCCCATCTATGATAAGCCCACAGCATTCAGCAGGATAGCAGATTTTGGCGTGGGCGTGGATAGCTTCTTTAATGGTTTTGGTTAGTCGCATAAATTTTTCCAATAAAAAACCGCCCAAGTTGTACTTGGACGGCTGAATATTTGTTTATAATTCAAAGGCTTATAAAATAAAAAAGCCAAATAATTTTGCGAAAAAACGCAGAAATTAATTGACTTTATTTGTATATTGTAATACAATACATTTCATCAATACAAGGGGTGTTGATTGGGCTAGGACAAGCCTAGCGGTAACATAAGGAGGAAAGGCAATGCTAAGACTCACAATCATCATTGCCCTGCTGTTGCTAAGCTATCCAGCTTGCTAACAGTAAAAGCCTAAGGTAGTTGCAGCTACTAAGGCAGGTTAGGTGGAAACGCCTAGCCACTCCTTACCCATTATCATAGCACCATTTTTATAAAAATCAAGGATTTTTTATGGCAGATAAAGCAAGCCCGCAAGCACGCAAAAAAGCAACCGCTAACTATTTTGATAAGTCACTGGCACGCATCGGACTTGTCATTAGCCATACTGAGCCTCATGTTTTAGATGCCTTAAATCAGATTATGGCTCATAAGGATTGCTCTAAGGCAATGGCAATCAAAACCGCTTTGGTTGAGTATGCCAAAACGCTTGACTAAACCAAACCAGCGGCAGGAAACCCACAAAAACTGCCTTCATTGTCCCTTAACTTACAGTGGGCTAATAAACCGCTACATCTGTCCAAAGTAGGGTCATCGGTTGGCTTGCCATCATGGGTAAATCGTGCTGTACCTGTATAACCACAAATCTCACCACGATAACGACCACAGACTGCTTCATTACAGTAAGTGGTGATTTGACGCACAGGGATTTTTTGCCCTTCAAAGTCCACAGGGTTTGATAGCTCAAATTCTACAATGCCAAGGCTTGGGTTTTCGCTCACCTTTTGTTCTATGTACCATTCTTGCTGGCGGTAATTTTGGGCATCATGGCTGTCAAGATACGCCTGCAGGGTATGCGTTACAGTAAGCTTAGCCCTTGCAAAATCATCATACAATCGGCAAAGGGCTGATACCGCCCCTTGTATGCCATTAATCTTATCGCCAATGCTAAGCTTAGGCGTGCTTGCTCTGCCATCTGAACGCATTTCAAGGCCGTCTGCCTTGATGGCGATGGGATGAAAATCCTGCCCCTGCCATCTAATCACCCCATCATTATGCCCATGAAAACGGTAAATCTCACCGCCCAATTTTCGTGCGTCAAGCTCATACAAGGTAATAAAGCCTTGTACAGTGGTTTGTTGTATGTCTGTGTTAAAACTCATGTGATTTACTCCCAAACCTGCCAAAGAGGCGGTATTGCCCCCTTGACAGACAGTCAATGAACAGATGATAAAGCCATCAGCTGTTAATCTGTGTTCTTAGCATCATCCCCATCATCTGCCTTGTCTGTGGCTTCACTGGCAAGGGCAGCACGCACCCCATAACGGTCATTTTTATAAGACAAGCTAAACTCGGTGACCGTTTGGCTGTTGTCCCAGCCTTGTAGCTGACGCAGTTGATTGGACGCCCACGCTAAAAGGTCAGCACGAAACGCCGTGGTGCGATTGCGTTTTAGCACGCCGTTATTAGGCTCACCGTTCGCCACCTCAAAGCCGTCATCCTCAGGGTAGTAGATGACTTCAATGGTGGCAGCTTTATCGCCGTGTTGGTTTTTCCAAAAGTCCACCTGTGCGATAAAGCTCTGTAATACCTGTGCCTCGGTGCGTGATAGTTCGGTTAGAGTTGTTTCACTCATTTTTTTGCTCCTAAAAAAGCCCTTGATTTACAAGGGCTGTGGGTATGTCGACGACATTAATGTCGGCGAGTTAAAATTGATTTTATTGCGTATAAGTCATTTGGGCTAAACCGCCAGCCGTTTTGCTTGTTTGTGATCGCTTCAAAGCACCATTCACTACAAAAGTATTTGTCTGGATGTTGCCGTAATCCCAAAACAACACCTAAAGCACCTAAGAGATCATAGCCCGATCCTTTTGTCGCACCGTAAAAATGTCTGATTTGCGACTCATCAATATCCAGCTTGATTAAGTCCCATTTGTCATCGAGCATCATTGATTTGCGACGCACACCGCCATCACGAATTGACGATGAATAGCAGTGATAAATGTTGTTGTGAATGTGTACTGCAATCTCACAATGTGAGTATTGACCTCGTGTGAAAAAGCGTGTCACTGCATCATAAAAACGATAAGAGAACTTGTCAGCCCTCCCTTTATATAATGCTAAATAAACTTTTCTATGCATAAATAGCACTCCATCCGTCTGAGTAGTCATAATCCAAAGGATTATCTACCCGCATCATCAGCTGTTTGTGTCGTTCTGCATTCATAAAATCTTGCTGTTCTTTGATTAACATAGCAGATGTTAATTCAGTGAGTAACGGTCTTGTTAATGTAATAAAACTATTATCCATAGTCTTCCATTGCAAGTTATCAGGCAAGCTTGGTAATGTTATTAATGCTAAATACTGAATACGGCTAGATTCGTCAGTATGAAACCATTTATCTACTGAAGCAATATAAACACCTGAATGTGTATGCTTGGTTCGTTTATCTTTGATATCTGACCATACCAGCTCTTGGTTTGTTTGTTTTATCTCATCAGCAGATATTTGATTAGTTAGACTAATAATCTTACCATGTTGGTAGATGAGTTCTTGGTTTACAGATTGAACATAAGTTTGATAATCTTCCTGAGCAATCGCAATAAAATCTGCTGTATCGCTATATAGATATAAAAAATCTTCATGAATAAATTCAAAATGACCCTTGTCATCAATTAATTTAATATAGTGCATTAAAAACCCTCTATAGTAACAACTAAATCTGAAAAACCTGAAAAATTACTAGAACTATTTGTATCTGATATTTTTAGTGGTACTGTACTGTTAGTAGTTTCGCTTAGTTTCCACACAGCCAAAAGAGAAGAAGCATAACCAATGTACCCACTGTCGTAGAAGTGAGCATTAACCTGCACAACCTGTCTTGGCATTGCTGTGGGTAAGTTTACTGTCAGTGTTTTGGTACGAGAACTAGATGAAGTTAGTGCAGTAAGTGCTGGTTTCGTCATATTCTTATAATTTAATCTATGTACAATACGCCCATTGGAATAGACAAAAGTGGTCATCTCTAATGTTGCACCAAGAGTTAAAGTAATAGTTGGGTGGTTAGTTACTTGGACGGTTGTAGATGCTGTTTCATCACCCTCTAATAAAACCCGTCTTGTACCTACATATAAAGGTTTGTTACTGGTAATTCTGTTATTTGTAAGCTCAAGCTGTGTGTTATAGGTTAAATTGCTAAGCTGGACATTATGGTTTGATGATGACCCACTACCAACATACCAGCGTCTCACACTGCCTTGTTTACCTTGTATATAGCTATCAGCACGGTTAATACTGATTAATCCTGTGGTTTCTGAATCTGTGTCTGTCCGCATAGCATCTGTAATACCATAGCCTGTGAGTGTTGTAGGCTTATCAGTAATACTATTCCAAGTGTGACTGTGATTTCTTGATGCTTTATTATCTAATTCACGCTGTAAATTAGTAATATCACCAATCGCATGTCTATGTGCTGATGGCGTAAAGTTTGCTGGTTTATTGCTGATAGCTGACCAAGATATATTAGTAGGGGTAGGTAAAGTAATATCTTGTGTGCCATCAAAAGCAATGCCATTAATCCGTCTTGGCGTTGTCAGTTTTTGAGCAGAACGAGCAGACGCATTTGAATTTAATTTATTGTTTAAAATACCCTGTAACCCAGAGACCTCGGTAATCGTATGTCTGTGTGATTGATCAGCTTTCGTAGCGATTTGTTCAGACAGCTCATTAACACTTGATTTAGTAGCTAAATGTGAAGTATCAACACTGATATTGTTTAGCTCTGTTTTTAACGCATAACGCTCTAATTCAGCACTTAGATCAGTAACTTCGCTCATTGTATGTGTGTGCGATAGATCAGCTTTCGTGCGTTTTAATGACGCAATTTCATCATCATGTTCTGCATCTTTCTTAGAGCTGCGATCAACTTCAGTAGTGATTTTACTGTCAATAGCTGCAATAGAATTAGCTCGTAACTTAGTTTCAGATTTTAACGCTTCTGAAGCTTCAGTTACTTTATTTGCAAGTGTTTCAACACTAGTTTTTGTTGCTAAGTTTGATGTATCAATCGTCAATCCGTCAGTATTGATCTGCGGGATTTCGTCTTTAGTAGCATATTTTGACAATATTGTGTGCAGATCAGCGATGTCACTTGCTTGATGCACATGGGATGACGGTGTAAAGCTTTGTGGCTTATCAGTGATACTATTCCAAGCATGACTGTGATTGCTGTTTGCTTTAGCATTAAGCAGCGATTGCAGACCGCTGATGTCGCTGATAGCGTGACTATGAGACGACGGATTAAAGCTAGACGGCTTGCCAGTGATGCTATCCCATGCGACAGACATGGGCACTGATGAAACGCCTGCTAACTGCTCTTTAATCTCATCAATCGATTTACTTAAGCTTGTTTTGCTCGTGTTAAGTGACTGAATCGCTTTGTCATGTGCATCATCTTTTTGAGTACTGAGCTCGATCTCATCTTGTATTTTCTTATTGATGTCATCTAATGCAGACTGCGGCACATTTGGCGTGCTTGTGCCGCTGTTTTGATTACCGAAGTCAAGCAACGGCACACTGCTACCGTCTGAGTTTGATTGCTCAAACTTAAGACTGATCTCCCAAAAGTTGCCTTTTTTCTGACTGATTTCATAATTTTCACAGACATATTTTTTGGTTTGTCCATGCGGGTTTGTCCACAAAAACGGTATCACACCTTTGTGTTCATCAAGAAAGGTTTTGATGGGCAAGATGACCGTTTGCCAGTCGCCTGTTTTTGACCCTGACCAATCGGTACGCTGATTGTTGATGCCGACGCTTACACGCTGGGCATAGCCGTCGCCAAATTGGGTTTTGCTAACAGCATGATGAACACTGGCGGACGCTCCCATGTTCATTTTCCAAGTGAAAGTTTTCATTTTTTACCCCCTATCGTCCGTTTTTAACGAAGTTATAAATGGAGCCACCTTGTCGCATTTCGCCATGAACGATGGCAAGAACGCCCGTTTTTAGGGCTTGCCCCATTTGATTTTTGCTATCATCTCTCACATCGTGTGAGCCGTCTGCGTTGATTGTGATGTGCTGGTTAATGACAACTTGTCCACCGCCATTGCTCATACTTGCTAACTTGTCATCCAAGGCTTTAGCAGTATGCCGTGGTAGTACTCGCTCGCCTTTTTCTAGATTCCAAGTACCTGATTTTGGCACGGACATAATGCCGTCGTGAGCTTGACCGACGGGCATGACCACCGATTTAATTGCACTGATGATATTTGCTGTTTGGCTTGCGACAGTTGCCATCATGCCAAGGTTGGCTGGAAATGGTCCGGATGCCGAAGCATTAGCAAGCGCTGTCTGAATAGCCATGATAGATCGAGCGATAGCAAAACCTTTCTCAATCGCAAACATAGCTCGATATGCTTTAGACTGTTCGCCCAGGCTGTCTTTGGCAATGCTGGCAAGTGAGCCGAACATATCTTCGCTGTCGCTAAGTATCAAGCTATTCATGGCGGTGCTATGGGCTTGTTCGATTTTAGCTCGCTCACTCGCTCCCCATTCTTTGATTTTGATACGCTCTTCTTCGGTCAGTCGCTCGTTATCCAGCAGGGCTTGTAATCCTGTGTCTAGACTGGCGTACTGACCTGCTGTTTTGGCGTTTAACTCGTCATAATGATTGGTAGGTGTGGCAAGTCCGACAGTTTGGCTGATGAGCTGTTTGGCTCGCTCAATGTCAAGATTTGCCCCCATCACTTGACTGTGCATGGTTAGCACATTGAGCTGGGATTTGAGTGTTTCAAGCCGTTTTTCTTCGTCTGTTTTTAAAGACTGAACAAGGCTGTGATATTCTTTGGTAACAAGAATTTTCTTTTGTTCTTGTTCTAAGGCATTTACCGCCATTTCTATCACTTTGTATTGCTCAGTGTGTCCATCTTTTAGCAAATGATTGTACTGCCCCAGCGTTTCAGTACGCTGTTGTTCAATGGCGAAAAGCTCTCGTGCCATACCTTCTTCCACGCCAAGTAAGGCAAGCTCATTTCTGCTGTCTCTGGTTTGCTTTTGTAATTCACGAGCCTTGGTAACAGCTTCTAAGGTGGCGAGCGTGCTTAAAATCTGCTTTTTCTGCTCTTCATCAGCAAGATGCAGGGCGTTGGCGGTGTCTTGTAAATCATACGCCATTTCTAGGTATTTACTGCCATCAGCATTGGACAGGTGAATTTGACGCATGGCTTCTGTATATGTGCCTTGTAGCTCAAAATTGGCTTTGGCGATGTCCATTTCACGAGCCAACTTGCGAAGGTTATTTTTCATGTCATCGCTGGCACGATGAAACTTACCGCTTACCGATGTGATTTCAAATTCAATCTTGCTAAGTTCTGAGATAAAAGGCGTACTCATATCCCATTTAGCTCGTTCCCATTCGGCAAGCTGAGACTTGTAATTGTCATCCAACTCTTTTGAGGCTTTGCCTGCACCCTTTGCCACATCAGCCATAGACCCTGCCAAACCAAGATTGGCATCATGGGCTTGTTTGGCAGAGCTTTGCACTTTGTCATAGGCATTGACCACTTGGTTTTCTAGGTAGTGAGTATTATTTTTGGCGACGCTGGCGGTAAATCCTCCAAAGCCAAAATCAGTACTACCGTAATTCATGCGACCGATTCGCACCCGTCCAAGCAGTGCAACCGTGCCACCGCCAACCTTGCCAGAGATGGTATTTACACCATCAATAACAAAGTTGATTTTAGCTGTAACATCGTTAATAACGCCCTCAAGAACAAATGCGATAAAATTACCAATGCCTTTGAACACATTGGTGATTGCAGTACCGAGCGAGCTGATATTTTTCCACGCATATTGCGTAAAAGTAACCACACTCGCCCCTGCTAGGTCAAACACACGGGCGGTAATTTGTAGCACGCCGACAAAGCCTTTGTGTGTCCCTGCAAAAAATCCCCCAAAGGCAGTTTGGGCAAAACTTGTGGCGTTAGCCGAACCGCCAATAAGATTGTCAAAGTAGTTAGCCGTTACTGTCCATGCCGTCCCCAGTCCGTCCACAACACCACCAACAAAGTCCATTGCCAACACACCTGACACACTAAACGCATCGCCAAGCGACTTGACCGCTCCGCTTAGTCCTTCGGTGCGTGCGATGACCGCCCCAATGACGGCGGTCAAAACAAGAATGGGGTGAGCGGTGATGATCCGCCCAAGCGACATAAACGCACCGCCCAAGCCTGTGATGGTACGAGTGGCAAGAATGCCCACGCCTATCGCCCTTCGTTTAGCGGTGGTAACCCCTGCTAGGGCGAGCGTGTGTAGTCGTGCGGCCGCTGTGGCGGTATTAAAACTTTTTGCCAAACCAACCAATGAACGAGCATAGGCAACCGCATTTGTTGTGGCCTGTATGGTCTTCACAATCTTAAAGCCTAAGCCAGTGCTAAGCGACAGTATTTTAAGTTCTAGGACTTGATAAGCCGTGATTTGACCTTGTACGCTAAATGCGTTGGCAATGCTGGCTTTTGTATTTGCTAAGCTCGTCCCTGTCAGTGTGGCAAATGATGTTACTAAGGCAGAGTTTTTAGCGATGATGCCAAGCCATACCGCCCCGACCATTGCTGCCGCACTGACCAGCGTGCGAAAATGCTCAGCCACCCATAAGAGGGCATTGGCAATGTTTTGGCTCATCATGCTGTTTTGGTTCATGATGTCATCAATAAGATAATTATACTCGTTTTTAATGACTTGTAGGGCTTGTGATACCGTGGTTGGCATCTTAGCGGACATGGCGGACAGACTGTCCGTGGCTTTTGCCACAGCGTTATAAACCACATCGGCGGTGATTTTACCGTCTTTGGCAAGGTCTCTAATGGCATTTGATGTTACGCCCATCTCTTTGGCGATTAAATCCATCAAAATGGGAGCTTGTTCGGCGACCGAGTTAAACTCATCACCACGCAACACCCCTGACGCCAACGCTTGACCAAGCTGGGTTAAAGCGGCCGCTTGAGCCTGTGCTGACCTGCCACCAACATTCATCGCCATAGTCATGTTACGAGTGAAATTGATGACATCTTGCTGGCTTTTGCCAAGAGCGGACAATGACCGCTGTGAGTTTGAATACAAATCCACAACCGCATCAAAACTTGACCGCTGTTCATTGGCGATGGCTCTTAGCTCAGTTTGCACGGCATGAAACTGCTCGGTGCTGTCAGTGGCTAGGCGGATTTGGCTTGCCAAATTTTGCATTTGGTCGGCGGTGGCAATGATGTGTGAGACGCTCACCGCACTGCCCAAAGTTGCAAAAGCTATACCAAGCTGACCGCCCACGAGCTTGCCATAGTCCGCCACGCTCTTTAATTCTTTTTTGGTCTTGTCGGTCGCCTTTTTCATCTCACGCACATAATTGGCGGTGTTGGCGTGGAGCAAGATGTCTAAGCGTGATAAAACTTTTGCCATGATGATTTCTTATAAAGTAATAATAAAAAAACGCTGAACAGCACAAGCCGTCAGCGTCTAAATATAATTTTGATTTTGTAAAATTATGCCTTAAAATGGTCTAATTTGTCAATATTGAATGTGAGTAACTTTATTATTGGTTAAATGCAGCAGTTTATCCCATTTGCCATAAATCCAAATCTCTTGTGTGCCAAACTGGTTGATAATGGTGCTAATTTCGCTGGGTTCGCCCCAGCTGCTGTTATATCTAACATCAAAAGCAGTCATGCCGATACGCACATTTGGCTTGTCTGATAAATCTTGGTTTGGGTAATATTTTTCAACATTTTCTTGATAAGTATCAAGATTGGGTTTGGTGAATGAAATGGGTGAATGATTAGCCATCAAACGATTGATGGCATCATCAAGCTTGTCATTGGTTGATGGCTGATTAGCATGGGCGACAGAAAAAGACATCAACGACAATAAAGCCAAAGCAGGTCGCATAAAAAAAGCCCTTGGGATATAATACAACCGTATCATACCCAAAAACCTATCTTTTTTCAACCTAAGGTAGAAAACATCGCAAGCGTTCGCTCCATTTGGGCTTGTAGCTCTGCTTTTTGTTGTTCTAACTCATAGGCTTCTCGCTCCTCATCTGTCATGGGGTTTGGGTCAATGATAAGATAATCAGACGGCTTACCCCCTGCCATGGCACAAGCGATGACCGCCGATTGTATGTCGCCACGATAGCCGCCGATTGGGTCTAAGCGATCATAAGCCAGCCATTCTGACAACTCACTGGCACTCATCGTCGCTTCAAGCTCTCCGACAGTCTTGCCCAAATGCCCAGCCAATTTAAACAAAAACCGACGCTTTTCGTCGGTTATGAGTTTTTTTCAAGCTCTGCCTCGTCCTCGTCAAAACGATTGACTTTCTTGATCGCATCCATGAGCTCACCGACTGTGCCGGCATCAATTTGGGCAATTTGTGGCAGATCAGCCTCCGTAAACATCGGCTCACCATTTTCATCACAGACACTATACAAAATGCTGTAAGCACTATTATTCAAGATGGTATCTTCTTCAGTTTGCACTTTTTTATACAAAGCAGATTGCTCGCCAATGGTGATCTTACGTAGGTAGATCGGCTGGTCAATGCCGTCAATCTCTACCTTGGTTGGCTTGTTGCGTGATAAAAGTGCGTTGATTAAGCTGTTTGTGTTAGTGTTTGTTTTTTTCATAATAAATTCCTAAAAATGGGGTGTGTTTGCACCCCGTAGGTTGGTTTGTGTTTGATTATTCAGTGATTTTTGAGACATCGCCTGTGATGGCAATGGTGGCAGTTTTGCGCAGCTTTTTCTTGGTATCTTCATTATCAACCGATAATTTAGAGATAAGACCTGTGAATTTGCGCGACTCGCTAGATGCTTTGACAAACTTAAGCTGAAAATGTAGCTCTGAGCCATCGTCAAAGGCTTTTTGTACCAGCTTTTGAGCAGCGTCTTCAGGATCGACCACAAACTCAAACTCGATCTCAGACTCTTCTTTAAAGTCAACGACCGCTTTAATAGTGCGCTTGTCATCTGTCGCAGTGACATCATCAAGCACCTTTTCGTCAGACGGTACCGAGCACTTGGTCAAATGCTCAACTTTTTTAAAGTCTTCGCCGTCAGTTGAAACAAACAGCTGATAAAAGCTGTCAACAAGATTAGCGACATTTTTCGCCATGGTTTTACTCCATTAAAAAAGCCCACGAGTGTGGGCGGGGTTAATTAATATGTTTGCCAAAATCCATATTCTATTAAGCTGCGATACAGTCCATCTTCATACAGATATTGACAGCCACCATACTCTGAGGGCTTAATGTTGTCAAGCACGCTAATAACTTGGTCGGTCAGTGCCAGCATGTCATCATAGTCATTATGATAAACATCAATTTGTATATTTATCCATTCATGCCCTGTGATGCCATCTAGGGTATTATCAGGCTGTGTGCTAATGGTCTGATATACGATATAAGGCGGACGCTGACCGACCGACTCTGGCACAAACAAAGGGTACACCCTGCTATCCACCAAAGGCGCTAGTTTTTCATAAATAATTCTGCTTGCGTTCATTTCATGATTGACCCAATAAAAAAGCTCAACCGATTTACGATTGAGCAAATACCATACATTACTAAATAAAGAAAAACCCAGTCTATACAAATTAGGTTTTTATCAATTTTAATACTGCCAATCTAGACCAGTGGCATCAAACTCAAATTGCGTATTGCCATATGCTAAGCAAGCCGCGCCTGCCGCTAATGCTTTAACAGTAAATAAATTTGAATGTAGTTTCATGCTCTCACCCTATTTACAAACTTTCTTAGATGCACTGATTGATCCATCTTTACAGACAAACTTACCATTGCTGCAATGAGAGATACCGCCTTTTTTACCGCTGCATGGCGTATTTTGAGCCATTGCAGGTGTGGACGATAAGACAAACAAGTAGCAAAAACACTTAAAACTGATAAAAACTTGTTCATTACAATCTCCTCTCCCAGTTAAGTTAATCGGAATTATAACTTTACAATATTTTTTCTAATTTGTTAAGGTAATTTTTCAAATATCTATTACTTTTTTATAATATCTGCAGGAATTTAGCCCTTGCTCATAAATAAAAATGGTCTTAAATGTTCAAAATAAATCGGCAAAAATCTATCCATTATATATGTTAATAAAGTAAACATATCTTTAGATGTGCTTATGATTTTTTGAAACAAAAAGCCATCCTATTAGGATGGCTTTATTCTGGTCTGGGTCTTAGATTGATTTTATTTTATCCAATTCTTCCAAGAACGGCTTAATGACTTCAGGAGATATTTCAATAATTATTTCTTGTTTACCGTAAAGTTTTAACTTAAATCCATTAGGGTTTTCTCTAAGTAGATTTTCCGTGATATTAATGCCCACAACTTCGGTTATCTTACATGGTAAACCAACACTTTTGCTGCTGCAATCAACATCATTATCGATTTGAGTGACACTATAACTACCGCCATTAGTATCTCTTGCTGACTTAAAGTGAGACCAACCGGTAAATGATAGATTTTTAAGATAAATTTGCAAAACCACCAACTGACCTGTTTTTTTATTATAATTACCTCTGATTAGATAATTGTCATCAAACATATCTGTTGATAGGCTATACATTCCATCAAACTCATCATATCTTGACTTGGCTTTAATACTAACTGGCGTAATAGAGCCACCAAAAATATGCAATTGGTCTTGATCGTCTAATTTTTCACCATTAGCTTTTAAAATATCATTCTTTGGCATGCCACCCATGTAGTAAATGGTTTTACAGGACGGCGTTATAAATTCAGTTGTAACATAACGATCTCTTGTGTAAGATTTCCCACCAATAACAACATTATCAGTTTTTGACCTGTATAATTCCTGGGTGTATTTTGTTGGAACATTGGTTCTTGACACCTTTAGATTACTATTAGCAAAATCTGCATATTGTCTATTATTTAATGAGCGAGAAAATAAGCCAGTTTTTTCAGATAAAATAAATGAATTGCTCATATATTTACTGGTGATCTCATCAACCTTGTACTCAGGACTGTTGATTTGATCATAATTACAATTTGCATAAACTGACGTTGTTATACCAATCGACAAGACTGACAATAATAGCTTTTTCATATTAATCCCTCTGTGAAACAAGCAAGAAAGCTTAACATAAAATAACTAATATTTGAGAAAAAATCAACCTAGCCGCCATGTTTTTTGATGCTTTTTGCTAAGCGCGATTTAAATCTATCAACCGCTTCAGCTTCATGATTATGATAAGCTGGACGGATAAAAGGCGTGGCAGGCATTTTTTTAGTACCATACTCAATAAACCGCCAATAATAAGCTGATCCGTGCGTCTTTCCTGTGCCTTTGTGCATATAGATACCGACAGAGGCTCGATGCTTATTTTTACTTTTTTTATTGAGCCGGCGTCTGCGAACGCTTTTTTTTAGTAACCCCGGTTCTTGCCATTCAAACTTACCTTCTCCCCTCTTGGCTCGTTTAGATTTACCAGCGCGCCACTTGCCATTTTTGGTTTTTACGTAAGTTGCTTCACCTTGGCCGTGCGACATGTACCGGCGGTATCTTTTCTCAGCAACTCTTGCACCGCGTCTGGCAGCGTTGAGCATCGGTTGACTGGCAAAGTTTAAAGACTCGTACAGTGACTTACCGCGAAATTCTTTGTCAATCTTACCAAGTTGTTCATCCAACTCTTTTAGACCCTCAATTTTAACGCTCACTTTCATCACCTGCCCCCTGCAACATCAAGGTCAGATACTCTTTACCACTGCCATTGTCCGCCAACGGCTCACCAATAATATCGTAGGCTCTACCACGGCACACGACACGCATATTACGCTTAATATCATCTCGATATCTGATTTTAAGCCTTGCCAATATCTCCACGCCTGCCGCTTTCCCAGCAATGACATCTTTGGCAGAGACGGGCGTAAATTGCCCCCAAACCGTATCTATGACAGACCATGTTCGCTTGGGTGCACCTGTTTGCGATCGTGATTGTAAATGCTGCATGAAAGATACTCTATCTTTAAGCTTACCTGCTTGCATCACACCCCCAAATTTCGATAAGGCTGTAACAACGCCTCAAATCCAAAGGGGATTGATTGCGGCGTTTGATAGTCATTATTGACAGCTTCTCGGTTGTCATACCAATGCCCAACAAGCAGTAACACCGCTTGCTGTACTGCCAGATTGCTTTCATCAAGTAATCCGTCGATGTAATTTGACGCATGAATTAAAGCAGCATTCAAATAATGCATAAGTAAATCATCTTCATCGTCATGATCGATACGGCACTGATGCTTGACCATTTCAAGTGTTATCTTCTGTGTCATCGCTATCATCATCCTTATTTTCAAGCACGGGTTCAGCCTTGTTGCTTGGTACTTTTTTAGCTTTGCTTTGCACTTTTTTGTTTGCGTGAGCCTTGCCAATCAAACCAAACTCAATTAAACGCTTGGCGGTAAAATCATCATCAAGCTGCCTGATATCGCCCTCATAGTATTGCTTATCGCCATAATGCTGTTTTAAGACTTCATATTCCATGATTACCACCATTTGATTGCATTGACCAAACTGGCTAGGGCAAATAAACTCAAACACGCCACCAACCAATTAATTAAAAACCTTACCTTAGGCGATTGTTCGTACTTGTCCAGCATTTTTATCACCCAATTTCCTAAATCTATGTTAAAATTCACCTATGTTTTATCCTTATCCACCAAGGGTAAAAATAGAAAAACCCTAACGCCTGCCAGTGTTAGGGTTTTTTGTCGCTTATTTCGCTACCAAATCGCCATAGATAAACGCTTCAGGGCGATATACGGCTAATGCAAGACGCTCCTCGCAAAGGATAGTAACCAAGTTTCGTACAAAGTCATCCTCGTTCTCGGTTGCCACAGCAATCGCCGCTTGCTGTCGGTCAAAGATTTGTGCACCAAGATTAAATGCACCTGTCAAAAATTTGCCCGTACCCATGGCGGTTGTTTCAACAACTGGCACGCCCCATAAGGTGCGATTTGCCGTACCTTGCGGCAAGCCAATGATATGCCTGTTATCCGCATCTTTTTCTAGCTCAATCTTAGCCCAATCGATTGGGTTTAAGACGATGCCAGAGGCAGGATATTCGGCTAACACCGCTTGTAGCTGTGCCAATCGCAACTGGTCAATGATGGTATATGTGCTAAGCGTCGCTTTGTCTGCAAATGCTGTTGCTTGCGGGATAATGCCCTTAAGATTGCCATTTTCGCCATCACCATTTAGCAGCTGACGATCCTCAACCAGTTTCAAGCCATACATCAAGCGTCCGTTGATATAGCTTGCCAAAGCTGAAGCGTCATCTAAGATTTGTCGTGACGCTTTGACATAATGTGCAAGTGTTCGCACTGATACGCTTTGGGTGTCAAACTTGATATGTGATTGTGCTTTTTTATCACCTTCATTTTGCTGTGCTGCTGCTGAGTTTGTAAAGCCAGTTTCACGCACATATTCAAGTGCATTGCTATCAGTCGTGCCTTGCATTAGCAAGTCACGCACTCGCAGACGCTGATCAGGTGGGGCTACAATGCCACCTAGACGCTGTGTTTGTACCAGTGCACCTGCCGCCCCACTGGTGTCGGTGGTGGCACTGGTAATCGTCGCTTTAACATTTAGCTTGGCTCGGTTGCCTGCGGTCGGATTGTCGGCAAATTGCTTAAACGCATCAGACTCAAACAAACGCTCACCCAGTGACTTTTCAGGCTCTTGATTTTGTGCTCTGCGTGCTTGTTTTTGCTCTACGGCATCAAGGCGTGCTTTAACATCACCCATTGATTTAAGCGCTTCATCAACATCCCCTTTTAAAGTAGATAAGCTGCCTTCACCTTTTTCTAAGCGGCCCGTTAATTCTTCGCCCAAGCCACGGACATAGTCAGTGGCTTTTGCAAGCTCGGTGGCGAGCTGTTTTGTCATATCAGACATTTATGTCTCCTGTGATCGATTTAATGATTTGTAATGCATCTTTCAGTTCTGCTGGCTCACCCAGCAATTGACGCAAGCCGTGTGATGCGATTGCAGTGGCTTGCGATTTGCTAAATCCTGCATCACGCAAGAATTTTTCAAATTCAGATAAAGTGGGCAGCTGCCCTTGTGCCAAAGCCGATTTGACCACTGTCACGGTCGATGCGTCGTTGGCAGGAAAGGTAACGATTGAGATTTCAAATAAATCCAATTCTTTGAGCAGTAGCACCTCTTTGGTATTGTCATAGTCTGCTTGCTCAACACGATAGCCGATAGATAAGCCGTCAATCACGCCTGCTTTGATGAGTGCGTGTGCTTCACGGGCTTTTGGCACATCATCAATCAGTAATTTGCCCTCACCGTATAGCCCATGTTCATCCTCTTTGAGTGCTGTCCATACGCCGATGGGCTGTGCTCTGTCGTGTTGCCACAGTATCGGCGGCATTTTGCTGCGTGTTTCAAACTTTGCCAGTGATTTGACAAATGCACCTTTTTGTACGCTGTCGCCATAGCTGTCCACAACATCAAAAACATTGCAATAGCCACTAAAAAAGCCGTCATCTTTAACGATTGACGGCTCAAAATTAATTGATTTGGTTTTCATGATCTTGTCCCAATTTCTCAAGTGGTGTTAGATTGAGCTGTACGGTCAGACTGTCGCCACCTGACATTGGCGGCAGATCTTCTAAGGCACGCACCTCATTACGAGTCATCACGCCATTTTGTAGCATGGTTGTGTAAAAATTAGCACGCCCTTGGCTGTCAGCACGCAGCAGACCCTCAACGCTAAATTTAGGGCTGTACTGCGACCGCTCGGAGGGATTGAGCAGCTTTTTACGAATCGCCTGCTCAATGCGTTCAAGCGTTGGGCGTAAGCTGTAAGTCAAAAAGCCTAAATTCATGCCCTCAAGGCTCGATGCCCATGAGCTTGCCTTATCGGTATGACCGATCAGCTGCGGAGGCACACCAAAAGCTCGGCATATCTCTTCAATGCCAAAATACCGAGTTTCAAGCAACTGAGCATCGCTTGGGTTCATCTTAACCCCGCTAGATGACACGCTCATACCAGCTTCTAGCACCATGTATTTGCCAGCATTCTCAGGCTTTGAAAAATATTCAAGATTACCTCTTAGCTTTTGCCTTTGCTCGCTGTTTAAGATATTGTCAGTCTGCAAAAAGCCGCCAGCTTTTAAGTTATTGCCAAAAGTGTGGCTTGCAGCATTGTTGGCGTCAATTTGTGCACCCATCACGCCTGCTTGATAGCGGATTGGCGACAAGCCAACCAAGCCATCCATGGTAAACCCTTTGATATGTAACACATCTTCAGCACCAAAAATATCCTCGCCGACTTTATAGCTAATATCACCATCACGATTTCTTTTCACTACGGTAATTGATGGGTCTAATATATCAAGACTAACCACCCTACCGCCCAATCGTGTGATGTACACATAGGCATTGCCCCACAGGTCAAGACTGACAATCACCGACTCCCAAAATTCAGACGCTGTCATGTCCGCATTTGGGCTGTCATGCAAAATTCGGTACAAATGGTGATCTGTTGCCAATTCCTTGCTATCAGACTTTAAGTGCAGGGGCAAACTGGCGATAGTCTGACTTCTTAATCGTACACACGCCCAAACTGCCGATAATTTTAAAGCGGTTTCTGCGGTTACTGCCGTGCCAGATGGCATGTGCATTGAGTTAAACGGAGCAACTTCGCTACCTTTATCAAGTCGCTTACCGCCCCCAAACAATCTGGCGTAAAACCGTGACCACCAGTTTTCATCATTCATAATTCACCCAATAAAAAACCTGCACCGTTAATCGATGCAGGTAAATAATTTGTCTTGTGTGCTACAAAGGAAAAGAGATTAAGCAATAATCATATTATCAAAAAATTCATCCACATTCCCAGTATCTGTATGCACAATCGCCCTAGATAAAGCCATAATCAATGCGACCATACCGTCAATCTTATTCTCAGCCCTTTCCTTGTTTGGATAAATATTATCCTTTTTATCAAGGGTTGCCACCACATTTGACGCTTGCCAAGTTAAAATTGGGCAATCACCATGTGCCAGTCGCTTTTGTAGCACCAACGCCTCAAGCTCTTTCATCGGCTCGCTCATGTTTTGCACGGTGTGTCTTAGCTCGACCATCACCATGCCTTCTTTTTCCATCTCTTGGGCAAGCTGTGTGGCTTGCCATGGGTCATAAGCCACTTCTTGCACATCAAAACGACCATAAAACTCACGCAAATCGTCCTTAATGGCATCAAAATCCACCACCTCCCCCATGGTCAGGGTGAGCAGGCTATCGGCATCCCATGCTCGATAACGCTCAGTGTTACTATCAAGCTCTTCAAGCACACGCACATCTGGCAAATAATAACGCCCATGTACATGGTAATTGGGATCGTCAGCGGTCGGTGGGAATAGTAAAATCAGTGCCACCATGTCAATTTTTGTGGCAAGATCAAGACCGATAAAGCAAGGACGGCCTGTCAGTGCAGACAACGGCAACCGCTCTGGAGCATTTGCCCATTTTGCCATGTTCAGCCAAGCATTTTTTGCACCCACCCACTCATTTAGGTGTTTCGTTCTAAAAATTGCCTGCTTAGCAGCACTCATTTTGGCATCACGCTGTCTTGCCTGTAAAAACTCAGCCGATACTGAGATATCCATGTTTGGATTGGCTTTTTTAAGTGCAATTTCGCTTGTCCAATCATCGTCTTTGTCCATGCCATATAGCACCGCCCAAAGGTCGGGAATATCCATTACCCCATCAAGCATTTTTTCAGCATCTCGCACCATCTGATGGCACGCACCCCCGATGGATGAACCTGCTGTAGTAATCACAAGCATAATCGGCTGTTCTCGTGCACCCATGCCCGTTTCCATGGTGTCGTACAAATCGTTATTTTTATGCTCATGGTACTCATCAATGATGGCACAAGATGGGCTTGAGCCATCACCAGGCTTACCAATGATCGGTTCAAATCGTGAGCCATCGGCTAAGCGTGCCATGTTCGATGCATTGACTTCAATGCCGTAAAAGTCTTTAAGTGCTTTGGTACGCTCAACCATGATTTTAGCTGGTCGAAATACTTCCCAAGCCTGTTTTTCGGTGGTTGCACCGCTATATACTTCAGCACCAAACTCGCCATCAGCACAAAACATATAATTGCCAATGCCTGCTGCAATGGCAGACTTACCATTTTTACGACACACAAAAATTAAAATCTTAGTATAACGACGAAACCCCGTCGCTCGCTTAATCCAACCAAATGGCAGGCAGCAAGCAAAGATTTGCCACGACTCAAGGGCGATTTTTTCGCCTTTTGATGCCCACTTGCCCTTGGTATGCGGTAAAAGCTGGATAAACTTTGCCACCTTTTCTGCCTTGGCAGGGTCAAAAAAATACGGATAATCAGGGTTAGTTTCGCTGTTTTTTAGCTCGTCTAAGTGCTTTTGGCAGGCCAATTTAATGTATTTATTGGCGATAATCTCACCAGATAGCACCGCATGAATGTAATCTAAGGCTTTTTGTACATTGGGATAAGTCATAAATCTGCAAAAGGATTGGCGATAGGTTCGCTGTTGGCTGCACCTGTCAGCCGTGTGCGTGATGACGGGTCAAGACCAAGCAATGACCCAAACTTCATCATCTGCGTTTTGGCTTCGTTAATGATGGTGAGTGCAGGGTTTTTATTCAGCTTGCCGTTGTCATCCATGATAACAAGCCCATACCGCTCCACTTCTTGTTCAGCTTCACGCCACCTACTGTAGCTCATGCAAAATGCTTCGACATTATGCACATCTGCCACAGTTAGCACGCCAGTTGCCAACAATTCAGGCATCACAGTACGCCACATGGTCACGGCAGTAGCTGTCATCCATACTGGCGGTTCGATTTCGATGATTTGTGCAAATTTGGGTTCGTTTTTGTTCAGGGCACGCTTGCCAGGGTTGCCTGTCAATTCTTTAATAGCTGTTGGTTTTGGTTTTCGCCCTTTCATTTTTCCACCTGTTAATTTATCTTAACTTACCCTAAACTTCCAATTTCGCGGTCGTAAAAATTTTTTTTAGGGTGCGGTGCTACAAGACAATCTTTCCAAACTTTTTACCCGCCCCTCCCGTCCTGTGCTGTCTTAATCTTGTGACAAGAACTACAAAGTGACTGCAAGTTTACCATATTGTCTGTGCCACCTTTCGCCTTGGGTATGATATGATCCACATCGGTTGCATGTGTGTATCGTGCATCAGCTTTGCACATTTGACAAAGATACTTGTCACGCTTAAGCACCTGCAATCTTAATCGCTTCCACTGGCTACCATAGCCACGCTCTGACGCTGATTTATTATGTTGCCAGCCATGGCGTAGGTGCGCGTGTTCATCACAATACCCCTTCATCAATCTGCTTTTAACAAGATTTTTGCACAGTCTGGCTCTGCATGGTGTTGTCATATTTCTTCCATAAAAAAAGTGCACCTTTTAATTAGGTGCACTCCTCAAGTTTGATAATATCTTACTATTGGACTGTCGACAAAACAAGGCTTATTTGTAGGGTTTATGTAAATGAATACAGTTTATGCAATAGCCCAGCTAAAAATGATTCCGCTTTAATGAGAGCAGATCTAACATCGTGGCGGCTTGCTCGGCTCTTGCCCCGATACCCAATGGCACTCAAATAGCGTACCGCAATCTTTTCATGAGACCACCCCCCATACATAAAACATCATAAACACATTGGCTGACACTGGGCAATATCTCGCCAGTTCACTGACACCCTTATCAATTTGCCCAACGAAAAAACCCCTTGTCGTGGGGGAAACCGCTACTAACCAACCTTTACCCACTTAATGCACAAAGACGGCTTAGGCTTGGCGTTCGTTCGTCAAATATTGGTGCGACCAACTCACCCAATCAGATGATTTTACGCTGTGGTGCATTCTGTTATTGGTCAGATAACAGGCAATAAAAAACCCCTTGCGTGTAAACAGAGGCAAGGGGTATATCAAAATCGTGCTATATGCACACTTTTCCATTATGGGTATATATTACCACCTACTGGCTAGCCAATCAAGTATTATTTTCCAAAAAACCGTAAATAAATCCCCCTGCCTTATCCAATTCCTGCTTTACCCTATTTCTGCGATTACGCAAAATGCGTTCATCTGCCAAATCTGCTATTCTTCGCTCTGAGTAGCCCAACAGATAACGCATACAAAAAACCTGATACTGTAATACGCTATATCTTGCCAAAGCACATACCGCCTTGTCAATCGCCATTGCCCTATCATCGGTAATATTTGGGCTAACAGATGAGCAGGGAATATTATCACGCATTATCATCTCAAACCAAGGGCTTGGGTAACTTAGCCTATTAGGGTCGCACCTAACCCATCGCCCCCATTCAACAAACTCTTTTTTGTACGCTTCTAGTTTTTCATTGCTCATTAAACACCCTTCAACTTCTCAAGCCGCTCAATCTCATCTTGAATATACCAAACCGCCTTTTGTAAGTCCTGAATATCACTGTTACCATCTTTTAGCCCTGCTCGCCAAAGGTATTTAATGGCGTTGCCGATATTAAAATTACGATGGCGTGTAATCTGTATGCACTCAATGCCTGATGGGTCTGATGTGTAGTGACTTGGGTGATTGACTGCGTCATTTTCAGTTTGTTTTAATTCATTCATACCTCAACAATCTCCACATCATGAAAATACTTCACCATCTTACGCTTAATTCGATAAACTTTATCTTTGGCTGTGATGGCACTTTTGACATCTTCGACGATGATTTGCCCAAGATTGTCTTTGTAGCGAAAATCTGCGACATAATCGACGCCTCTTTCACGCCTGCCAATAGTTTCAAAGTATTGGCTAGGTATCAGTATAAATTTTGGCTGACATTCCAAATCATTGATTAGCCCATCAGCCTGCATTGATTTGAGAACCTTGTAGCGTTCAGCTTCTTTTTTACTGTCAAAAGTAATGCCGTCAATTTGTGTTTTCTTGTTTTTGTACTTCACGAACTTTATCCCGGTAAATTTTGTAAACAGTGCATGCTCGTCTGGTCTCATCATTTCGCAAGCCTGCGTAGTAGATAGATCTTAAAACCATCACATCGTCGTAATCCAAGTCAGTGATTGAATGCCAGATATCACGGTGACATGGTTCTCGTTTTCTCATACTAACCGCCCTGTGATCTTCCCAAGCGTTGCAAAGATTTCATCCTGACGATCTTTTGATACAGGCCAATGCTCATCATTGGGCTTGTTTTCAATCGCAGGTGGTGGTGTGTAAACTTGGCAAGTGATACCGTCTTTGACAAAGCGATTAACGATCAGCTCATACTCATCTTTGAACGCATTTTCAGCACGCCATTTGTCATGTTCTGACTTGATATCCTGCCAAAGGTGGTAGGTGGCATCATAGGCTTGTTTTTCAGCAACAGTGATCACCGTGTTCTTAGGATGAGCAATCCACTTCAAGATATTGCCCAGAGCACCTGATTTGCCACGATAACTGTCTGAAATGGTATCATCATGGCTAAAGCTTGCTAAACCCAAACACCAGCGACGAAACAAAGCTGCATCTGGACAAAAACCCTTGTTTGCCATCGTGTTGATACCCACAACCAACTGCTCAGGTGTCAGATCTTGTGTGACAAAAGCAAAAATATTCACCACATCTGCAGTTTTCATAGCACCATAGCGTTTTTCAAACGAACCAACAGCTAAGCCTTGTATGACTGCCACCAAGTGTGACGGACTGTGAATTTGAATCATCAAGTTACTCATGTGTCACCTCAAGTTTTGGATTTGTGTTTTTGCTGTAAAAATTTTCACCAAAGTTATTCGCCATGGCTGCCAATTCATCAGTGCGATTCGTTGGTTTTTTGCTGTCCGATCTTGATAACCATTGACGAAATTTCTGTCTTCTCACAAAGTCAGTATTCAGCGGTTTACCAAGCGTGGCTTGATTGTCGTAGTACGCCTTGAAATCTTGCAAAGTGATTTGATACTGCGATGCATTGAGTGTGACATTCACGCCTGCCCTAAGCAATTCAGATTGCATTTCCTGCATGGGTGGTGGTTGCCAATCCGCCAAGCTGCAAAAATTTTGCTCGCGCGCGTTAGTGTGTGTATATATATTATTGGTTATTGGTTTATGGTTATTGGTTGGTTGAACGGTCGTTGAACGGTCGTTAATTTCCTGTTGAACGGCTGTTGAACGGTCGTTAATGTGATGTTCATCATTTGCTTGCTGATTGTTTTCGTCTTGTTCAGCTTTCTTTTTACGAGCGTTAGCCGAAGCTTTGCCAGCATTTGATGCAACTTCTTGCTTTTTCTTGTATTCTGCAATTTCTTCATCGCATCGTGCTTGGTGATAGCCATCATCTTCCAAAATAAAAAAATCTTCCAGCACCATATCCACTGCTTTTTGCAGTTTTTTGGTTGTTGCTCGAAGGTAGCGATAAATTTTATTTTTATCTGATGGTAAGGGTAATTCGTTTGAATAATACCAAGCGAGTGCACGATGATACATGCACTCTTCTTCGACACTCAAATGAATGGTTGCATTGTTAAAATCATTAATGTTGTGACTATAGTAATGCATCAGTTCACCTCCGCCGCATAGTAAACGCAATAAATATGATTGGTGCTATCACGAAGCTTCTTGTTTTTGATCAGCGTTTTGCCTTCACGCTGATTAAACCTGCTCACTGCCGAGCCTGCCGCTTTAATCCCAAATTGTTTTTTGATTTGAGCCGATGTCATGTGCTCACCTGTTTTTTGTAGATGCGATAGCAGCAATCTAATCTTGGCATTTGGATTATACTGGCGGCAGGCGTGAGCTTTGCACACCATTTTCTTTGTCTGCTCTTTATTAAGATTGATGACTTTGCCACCTTTTTTGATAAATTCAGCGATTTCTCGCTCTTGGGCGTCAAAATCTGTGCGACGCTTACTAAAAGCATTGCTCACAAAATTAAAGTTTGGTATAATAAATTCGTTCATTTAACTTTCCTTAAGTTAATCCGAAAATGGACACCGCCCCTAGTTGCTTCTAGGGGTTTTTGCTTTCTTTCGTGGTCGTAACTCTTCTGAACGCACCACGCCGTTTGTTAGACTTTCTGCCAAGTCTGCATTATCTCGACTAATATAAAAGCGATTATTTAACCAACCACTCACAGACGATTGTTCCACATCCAAAGCATCTGCTAGCTTCATCTGTGATCCAAAAAACTCAATGAGACGCTGCACAGCTTTATTTTTTGTTTTAGACATTACACCACTCTCTTATAAAAATATAAGAAATTATAAGTTAAATGATACAAAAAATCAATTAAAAAATAAGCATTCTAATTTGTAAAAATATTAGTTATCTAATATAATTGCCCTAGAGATATCCTAAAAATAGGAAAAAGCTATGGAACTCAAAGATCGTCTGAAATATGCAAGAAAAGCCAAGGGGCTTACCCAAAAGCAAGTAACCGAACAAATTAAGGGCTTGTCCCAATCTGCATACTCTCAGCTTGAAAGTGGTAAAAGCAAAAGCACCACTCGTGCTATTGAGCTGGCACATCTTTTTGGTGTTGATGTACATTGGTTAATTTCTGGCGAAGGTGAGATGACAAAAAATAATTATAAACTCGCCCCTATCACCGAATGGGACGATAGCACCCCATTGGATGACGATGAAGCTGAGATCCCTTTTTATAAAGACATTGCCTTCGCCTGTGGGCATGGTGCGGTCAATGATGAGGTGACGCATGAAACTCGCAAATTACGCATGGGTAAGCGTACACTGAGCAATCTTGGGGTAATGCCTGAAAATGCCTTTGCAGTCACTGCCCGTGATGACAGTATGACGCCCTATGTACAAGATGGCGATACGATTTATATCGATAAAGGACGAAAAGAAGTCAAAGATGGGCGGATTTTTGCGATTCGCTTTGGGGAGCTGTGCTTATGTAAGCGTCTGTACCGACTGCCTGATGGTGGCGTGCGTATCGTCAGCGATAATGCCGCTGAATTTCCTGAGCAGGTCGCCACCAAGCAGCAGATCAGCGATGGTGAGTTTGAAGTGCTTGGATGGGTTTGGAGTGTCAGCCGTCTTGAACGGTGGTGATTGACCGATAGGACTTTTGTGGCGTGAATGACAAATTCACAGTTTATACGATTGTAATTTAGTTTTAAATTAGGAAAAATATGCAGCAATATGTAATATCGACTTTCGATGAAGAAGCGATCAAAAGGGAAATCTCTGAAAATCAAAAGCAGTTTGATTTTGATATTAGAGAGTACCCAATAGAAGTTTTGGTACAAAAATTTAATCCCTCTAAACAAACAGAGCCAGAGATATTTATTCCCGACTATCAAAGAGAGTTTGTTTGGGATTTACAGCGACAATCTTTATTTATTGAATCGCTATTGATTGGCTTACCTATCCCCTACATATTTGTGGCAGATATTGTCGACGATGAGCAAGATTATGTTGATGGTAGAGTTGAGATTGTTGATGGCACTCAGCGAATGCAAACCATCTATGCTTATGTTAACAATCATCTTAGACTACAAGGCATGCAAAGATTGCATTCATTAGAAGGTAGTATTTTTAACGACTTACCATTGGCTCAACAGCGTCGTTTTAACCGCACCACTATCCGACTCATTGAGTTAAAAAATATTGATGAAGATGGTAGACGCATGATGTTTGGAAGACTGAACACAGGTGGAAGCAAGCTAACCGATATGGAAGTGCGTATAGGGTCTGGAGATAGCCCATTTGTTAATTTCTTAAAAACTTTAGCTGAAAACAAAGAAGTGCAAAAACTGATTTGTGTAGCAAAAAATAAGGAGAATCGCAGAGAGCGCGAAGAATATATTTTAAGATTTTTTGCTTACCGTGAGAGATATACAAATTTTGGAACAAGAAACGATGGTAGCACCGATAATAGCGTTTCTGGATTTTTGAATGACTATATTGAAAGCATGAACGAAGATACTAATTTTCAGACTGCTAAGAAACCGCAAATGGAAAATCAGTTTTTTGAGATGCTAAAATTTGTTCAAGCTCACTTTGCGCATGATTTTAGAAAATCCAAAAATGCTAAATCTATTTCCAGAATTCGTTTTGAAGCAATCTCTGTTGGTTCAAGCTTGGCATTAGAAGAAAACCAAAATCTTATCCCTAGTGACACTAATTGGGCATATATAGACAAAGAATTTCTAACTATGATGCGTTCAGATGCAAGCAATTCAAAACCTAAAATTATTAAAAGAATTGAGTTTGTTAAAAATAAACTTTTAGGCAGAGAAATCAATTTGGATAGGCAAGATGATTAAAATTCAAAATAGATATCTGAAAGTAGCTTACGAAGAATTTGAAATACGACTACATGAAGTGGAGTCATATATAGATTTTGTTGAAAAGATATCAACGATAGATGATCCGTGCCTGACCTCAAGCAAATCTGATTTTTCTGAAGCATCTTATGAAATCAATAGGGAGCTTACAAAAACATTGCGGGCTAGCTCTTATTTGATGTTATACAATCTGCTTGAGTCCACCATGAGTAATGCTATTGACTCCATTTATGAAACAATCAAATCCGAGCAGTGCGATATCATGAATCTATCCAAAAAATTGCATAAAATTATTTTAAAAAATCTTCAAAAAGGATTAACCCAAGAAAAGATCACAGAGCTATCAAACAATCACTTAGATCACAGGGAGCGGCTATTTGATTTAGGGTATAATAAGAAAAAGTTATTCAGTGGCAATATTGACTGCAAAATTATTTCAGAGTATTGCCAAAAATATGATTTCGAACTCTGCCCCATTCCCCAAGAGGATAAAAAATCAGCTTGTTGGGATAAGAATGCCATTTTAAAAATTAAGACAGAAAGAAATAATTTAGCGCACGGTTCTGTATCCTTTGAAACTTGCGGTGGTCAAATGGCTGTTGAGTCTCTGCGTAGTAATCTAAACAATGTACGAGCGGTGCTACTGGGTGTTTTTAATGGACTTGATATATATATGAATGAGAAAAAATATCTAAAAAATCCAAATACTTAATATACAACAGCTGTCAAAAAGCTCATTCCAACCACTTCACCCAATCTAACAGGCACAGCATTGCCAATCATTCTAGAGATGGCTGTCATATTGATGCGTTCTGCAAACTGATAATCTTCAGGAAAGGTTTGGAATATGGCAGCTTCTCTCAGTGAGATGGCTCTATCCTGTTCAGGATGTCCAAAGCGACCATTACCATAGCCTGTGCATAATGTGGTCATTGTTGGTGCAGGTTTATCCCATGACATGCGCCCATAAACGCTACCATAAGTTTTGCCAGAGCTTTTTTTGTGACACTCGGCAACCAATTCTTCAGGCCAATCACGCCAACTACCGCCCTGCTTAGATGCCTTAATCCGCATCATGTTTAGCTCACTCAAGCCAGAGCTTAGATGCAACGAATCTTCAGAGCATCTTTGCCCTGCTACAATGGGCGTTAAGTGTCCAATCGCTTCTTGTACCGTCACTGGTGATTCATGTGTTATGGGTATCAGCCCTATCTTACCAATGCGGCTTGCAAGGAGTACATGACGCTTGCGATCTTGGGGAATACCGTATTTAACACACTCTACCTTTTGAGCAGATACTTGGTAACCTAGACTTTCAAGTTTAGCCACAAAGTCATGATACACTTGATGCTTGGTGACATCAGGGACATTTTCCATTGTCACAAGCTCAGGGTACACCTCATCTATCAGTCGGGCAAAATGATAGAGCAATGGATATTTCTTATCCATACTTGTATCTTTGCCATTGTTGTATGTAGAGAATGGTTGGCATGGGGCACATCCTGCCAATAGGCGCACAACACCGTCACTGTACCAGCTTTCAATTTCATCAGCAGTGACATCCGCTACGCTTTTTTGGACGAATGTGGCATCATTATTATACTCGTAGCCATAGCGACAGGCGGCATCAATATCATAACCTGCCTTAACTTTGATACCAGCTCTAATCAGTCCAGCGGTTAGACCGCCAACACCGCAGAATAGATCAACTGCTTCTATTTTTGTCATTTCATTACTCAAAATAACCTATTAATGGATATTATAATCCATTTGACTAAAAAACTCGAGTTATTTTTACCACCCCACAGGTGGTTTTTTTATTACCCTGAATTTACCACCCTAACGGCGGTTTTTTGTCTTTACGCAAATTATTATAACATGTGACCGCCCTAGTGGCGGATTTTTATAAAATAAAATAAGCATATTAATCAATATTTTATAAGCAAATTTATTATTTTGCTTATTTTTTATTTGCAAATTAATATAAGTATGCTTATAATACCCCATCAGCCAAGGAAAAAGGAGTTATTCAGCTACTGACAATCACCTTGGTTGTCAGTGTCAGATTAACTTAGGAGGACGCCATGCGCTCACCCATCCAAACGGTAATTTTTATCGTCATCATGATGTTTATGTTGAAAGGCTGTCTGTACGCATTTGATCAAGAAATGCAGACTCAAGAAGACCTTGGACGACAATATCATGAAGAATACACCAGTCTTAATCAAAACCAAAGGAGTCTTTTATGACAATTAAAGAGTTGGCCACACAGTGGCTTGATGCAAAGCGTGCAGAACAACAAGCTGCCGCCAAGCGATTAGAGATTGAGCGGCAGCTTATCAAAAATGTCGGTGTCACTAAAGAAGGTGTCGTCACTTACCAAGGTGATGCGTTTACGGTCAAAACTACAGGCAAACTCACTCGCACGCTTGATGATGCGGCAGTGTCTCGCCATTGGGATAGCTTACCTGCCGAAGTTCAAGCCTGTATCAAATGGAAACCTGCTCTAGATTTGAAAAATTTTCGAGCGCTTGAATTGATGCGAGATGACCTCGCCCCAGTACTACACCAGTATTTGACTGTCAAGCCTGCCAAACCAAGTATATCTGTGGAGTTTAGCAATGGCAATTAAGCTAACCAATACCAAAGAGGCCACCGCCAAGAATGGTATTAAAGTGTGCGTATATGGTCAGGCAGGTGCAGGTAAAACTGTGCTTTGTGCAACAACGCCAAACCTTGAAAAAACCATCATCATATCAGCTGAAGCAGGTCTATTATCCATCGCTGAAGCTGATATTGATGTCATTGAAATTAAGTCATTACAAGACTTGCAAGACGCTTATAAATGGCTCACCGAAGACCCTCAAGGTCTAAGCTATGAATGGGTTTGTCTTGACAGTATCAGTGAAATCGCTGAAGTTATTTTGAATGACGCAAAACGAAACAGCAAAGACCCCCGCCAAGCCTATGGCGAGATGCAAGAAAAAGTTGAGACTGCCATTCGTGCGTTTCGTGACCTGCCACGCAATGTGTACTTTTCAGCAAAAATGGAAAGCTATCAAGATGATGTTGGCGTGGTGCGTTATCAGCCAATGCTACCTGGCAAGCGTCTGCCTGCTGGGCTTGCTTATTTCTTTGATGAAGTATTTTTGCTTAAAGTCGAAAAAGACAGTGAAGGCAATCCGATCAGATGGCTACAAACCCAACCTGATACTAAGTATCACGCAAAAGATCGCTCAGGCAAATTAAGCATTCAAGAGCCTGCCGATTTATCAATCATTCAATCTAAAATCTTAGGAGTATAAACATGGCAACTTTAAATTTTGGTTTCACACAAGAAGAAGTCCAAGCTGCACAAAACGACAGCTACGCCGCCCTTCCTGCTGGTAACTATATCGCTCAAGTTGAGCGTTCAGAAGTCAAACAAACCAAAGATGGCACTGGGTCTTATCTGTCACTTGGTTTTAAAATCTTAGAAGGTGACTATTCGGGTCGTATGTTGTTTGGCAATATCACACTAACCAACAAAAACAGCCAAGCCCAAGAAATCGGACGCAAACAGCTGATTAAACTATCTACTGCATGCGGATTGGGTCACTTACAAGACTCAGAGCAATTACATGGCATTCCTGTGATGATCAAAGCATCAGACAGCCGAGTTTACGAAGGCGAAAAGCAAAACGATATCAAAGACTACAAGCCTGTCCAGCAAAATCAGCAAAGCGACTTTACCCAGTCACCACCAGCCCAAACAGCGTCATCAAACAAACCTTGGGTACGGGGGTGATATGGGCAATCCGATAAAACTTGCCGAAAGCTTACTTGGCAAGCAGCGTATTCTTGTAACAGAAATTGAGGGCAGGGTGAACGATGTTCGCCTTGTTGACGAGATTTTACAAAGAAATGGTTATCGTAAATTTTTTGGTTCATCATCTCAGTTTAAAGGCTGGATCATAAACTCAAAATACTTATTATGCACAGAGTATGCGGTATGACTGATATTAGCCAATATACCATTGATCCAACTGTATCAGCCATCTATGAGCACTATCAACGCAGCCGTTTTGAAGGTGCTCGCACTTATCTGGGTGCAAGTATCATCGGCAAGTCTTGCGCGCGTGCTTTATGGATGGATTTTCGGCAAGTTAAGGCAAAGATATTTGACGGTCGGCTCTACCGCCTGTTTGAAACAGGGCACCTTGCCGAGCCACGCTTTGTCGCTGATTTGCAAGCGGTGGGCGTGACAGTATATGCTCATGATGAGCATGGCGAACAATGGGGTGTCAGTTTTTGTGGCGACCATTTTCGTGGTCATGCTGATGGTGTGGCAATTGGCATCAAAGGTGCTGAAAAGACTTGGCATTTGCTTGAGTTTAAGACTCATAGTGAAAAGTCATTTAATGAGCTTAAGCAAAAAGGCGTAAAAACTGCCAAGCCCATGCACTACGACCAAATGCAAGTGTATATGCACGGGCTTGAGCTGACGCGTGCTTATTATATGGCAGTCAATAAAAACACCGATGAGCTGTACGCTGAGCGCATCAAATATGAGGCAAATCATGCCAAATCATTGATTGAGCGAGCGTCACGCATCATCTATGCCGATGTACCAGATGCACCATTGTCAGATAAGCCGTCGTGGTATGAATGCAGATGGTGCGAGTATCAGTCGTTTTGTTATGCAGGCGATTGGGAGCTGCCTGATGTCAATTGCCGAACTTGCATACACTCAACGCCCATTGCTGATGCTGCTTGGCAATGTGAACGCACGACACCTGCCACCCTCATCAACACCGCCAAGCCCTGCGAGCATCACCGCTTTATTCCACATATCCTGCCAAACCTTGAGTTTGAACATTATGCGGATGATAAGGTGTTTTATCGTGATCGTAGCGGTTTGGTGCATATCAACCAATCCAAGGGGAGTTTTGATGTACAAGCTTAGAGACTACCAAGCCAGGGTCAAACATGAGCTGTACGCATGGTTTGGCAAGCACCAAAAAGGCTTTCCGATTATTGATGCGTGTGTCGGTGCAGGCAAATCAATTATCATTGCTGACCTTTGCAAAGATATGATCGAAAAAGCACCCGATACACGGATCATTATGTGTGTGGCAAGCCGTGAGCTATGTGAGCAAAATATGCAAAAACTGCTTGCTATTTGGCCTGATGCACCAGCTGGCATTTGTAGCGCAGCACTTGGCTCAAAAGACACAGATAGCCAAATCATCTTTGCTACTATTGGCACACTAGCTCGCCGTGTTGACGAGCTTGGCACAGTTGATGTGATGATTATTGATGAATGCCACAATATCAACACCGCTAATACAGGTATGTACCGCAAGATGATTGAAACTTTGCAAGATACCACAAGCCCCCACATGGCGGTGATAGGTTTTACTGGTACGCCCTTTCGTGGTAATGGCGTTTGGCTATGGCAGGGTAAAGACCCAATCTTTGAAGGCGTGGCAAGCCGCGTGACGATGGATGAGCTGTTAAAACTTGGCTATCTTGCCCCTTTGGTTGTTGAGCCAATGGAGGCTAAGATTGATACCGCAGATGTCAAAATCACTGCAGGCGATTATAACTCCAAGCAACTGTCTGAATTGCTTGATAATAAAGACTTAGCGCGTGCATGTGTTGATGATTTGTATATTCGTGGTCAAGGTCGTAAAAAATGGCTTATCTTTTGCCACAGCATTGAGCATGCAAACTTAGTACTAAACGAGGTGCGCAGTTTTGATGTGACTGCTGAAATGGTCATCGGTGAGACGCCAAGCGATAGCCGAGAGAAAATCTTGAAAGCCTACAAACTGCCACATGACCATAGCGACGCTATCAATATCTTGGTTAATGTCGGCGTGCTAACCACTGGCTTTGACGCGCCGATGATTGACCTAATTGCCCTACTTCGTCCGACCAAATCCCCTGTGCTGTATGTGCAAATGGCAGGGCGTGGCATGCGAATCGCAGAAGGTAAAACCAACTGCTTATGGCTGGATTATACCAGTACCACTTATGAGCTTGGACCTGTTAATACCATTCGTGGTCGTAACGCAAGCCAAAAAGGTGAAACTGCCAAAGGTGAGCCATGCAAACACTGCTCAAACTGCGGTGAGAAAAACCCAGTTTATATGAGTGAGTGTCTAAGCTGTGGCGAGCCTTTTAGCCCCAATCAATCTGAAAAGGCGGTAGGCAATCAATCTGGTAATGCTGAGATTATCGACGATGGCAATGCAAAGTGGGCAAACGTCACTGGGCTTGGCTATGTACGCCATACAAGTAGAAAAAGCGGCAAATCCACACTGCGTGTTGATTATTACACCGATTTACAAATACATCCAATCAGTGAATATATTTGTATCGAGCATGAAGGCTATGCATTTGATAAAGCATATCGGTGGTGGCGTGAGCATAATCTTGGACCCGTACCAACAAGTATTGATGACGCACTACATTTACTACATGCAAGCAATCTCAATCGTCCAGCAAAAATTGAAGTCAAACGAGATGGCAAGTTTTGGAAAGTCATTGGACGAGAATTTGGCAAAGTTAGTGAGATTTATAGCCTTCCGCCCATCAAAGCACAGCCCTTAGATGATATGCCATTTTAGGAGAAGAAAATGATACCGATAGCTGCACACATCCACAGATACTATGTCACCAATCACAGATGGTTGGTGCTACATCTCAGGCATAAATTTTATATCAAACAATATCAGGAGCTGGCATGAAATACGGTAAATTTTATCTCAAGTAGGCGGCATAAGATGAAGGAGATTATGACATGATTAAACAAACAACATTTAAAGCGGGTGATTTGGTTTATTACCCAAATCGCGGAACTAAAATTTACGAGCTGCAAGAGAGCAATAGCTTAGATTTTCTCCTTGAAATTAAAAATAGCTCAACTTGGACGATTTTTCACAGCAATGGCAAAACCAACGGCTTGAGCGATATGATCCAACTTTTTCACGCAACCGAGGAAAACTGCGAGCTGTTGAGTAAGCTATACGGTATTGAGTTTGAAAAACCCAGACCAACACCTAAGCAGGTAATTAAGCATCTATTAAGGACGCATGAGTATGTAGCTTGCTACACAAGCGATAGCAATGAGACGCCGTCGCCCGACGATGTAAAAAAATTTATCACTCACATTCACAACGGTGCAACCCTGCCATTTGTAGATGCCGAGCTCGATGAGTGGCGATATGCTATACCGTTCGATATCAAGACCGGGGAAGTCATTACGGAGATTGAAGAATGAATAAATACTGCATTGAAATCTTGGCAAGTGCACCGCCCAGAGTGTATGAGAAAATTAGAACTTAAATGGAGCTAGATTATGAAAAAGTATTTAACATCTAATGAAATTTGCGAAATCTTTGGCATTTGTAAAATGACCTTAAACCGATGGGAAAAACGCTACCCTCATGGTGAACCATTTCCAAGGCCTGTGATGGGCGGCGGATTGGGTGGTGGCGTCAAGCGTTATCTAAGCCAAGAAGTTCATACATGGGAACTGAAACATACTGCCAAATAAAAGCCCAGTCTTGGGCTTTTTTTTCGTCCAACACAAAGCTATAATGCAACAAAATACCCCATTCTAACACACCCTATCCCATAATCATGTGTACATAATTGTGTACATATTTTTAAAATAAAGAAAATATCA